GTTTCGAACCCCCGACCCTCTCGGTGTAAACGGGCGTCCCTGCGCCGCGCACCGTGGAGAAAAGCCGCTTTACCGTGGACGATTCTCGCAAAAAACGCCGGATGCACCGTGGAAGCCCGCGCGGGGTGGTTCATATTGAACCAGTGGAGCCTCTCGGAAAACGCTTGCGGCATATGTGCCGTTATGGCATAGAGGATGCAGGGCATGAGGCCCGCCTGAAAAGGATGTGGAAATGATCATATCGAACCCGGTTTATCTTGCCGCCTTAGACGCAGCCATCGACGCACGCGAAGCGGCGCTTGATGAGGCCAACAAGACATATGCCGCGAATTGGAAGCGCGATCACTCCGCAGCCCGGAAGGCGCGCGTTGATGCGTATAGCGCAGCCCACAAGGAATTTGACGCGGCCTGCGGCATGGCCGCCGATGCTATGTTTTGCAACGCAGCCAAGGAATAACGCATGACCCCCGCCGATCACCGCACACACAACAGGGCATAGGCCCGCCTGAAAGGGAGATGAAAAATGCGCTATTTTATCGAACAGCAGCCCAAGCGTTTTTATAACGGCAGCGAACTCAAAACGGTTTGCAGCAAGGCCAAGAAGCTGACCACCAGCTATAACTTGGTTTACGTCATTGCAGAAACATACGACGCCGATGCGCGCGATTATCGGCCCGCTGGCTCTATCTGCTTTGCTGATGGCGTTGAGGTTGGCCGCGAAGGCGATTGCGCAGCATGACCCCCGCCGATCTACGCGCCGCCTGCCGCCTTAACGGCATGACCGGCAACGACATGGCCGCCGCGCTGGGTGTGAGCAAACGCACCTGGAGGCGATGGCTTGCCGGGCAGGACGTGCCTCACTGGGTGCCGCTTATGGTGGCGGCTCTTAATGAGGCCACGCACTCACCAAAGCAGCCCGCCGCGCCTCGCACTCCCGAATAGCCGCCCCGCGTTCGATCAGCGCCACGGCCACGCACTCAGAAGTGCCGCACGTTATCGGCGGGATGATGCACTTAGCGAGGGCTTGCGCTGGCGGTGCTGGTATCGTGAGGGGCGTTGTCACTTTCCGCGATGGCCCGCAAGACATCAGGAGCAAGGCAGGCAAGATTGTCAGCAGGACGCGCCGCATAAATATTCCTCACATTCCCCGTGGCCCGTTTGGTTAGCCGGTCAATCTCAGCCGCCCGTTCAGACAGCGCGACACCAGCCGCATCGACCTGTGCCTGCATGGCCGCGCTTTTGGCCTGTGCGGCTGCTACAGCGGCGATCTCAGCCTTCTGCCACTTTGCCCGCTCTGCCTGCTTGCCGTTGCTGTAGGCCCACGCATAGGCTGCCACCGCCAGCAATACGCCGCCGACATAAGGCGCGACACGCAAGGCCCAGGCTGGCACGAACACGTCAGACCTTCCGATGCCAGATGATGCCGCCAAGGCCAGACGCAAACAGCGCGCCGATCAGCCACTGGACGTTCTGCGATGCCAGCGCCGCAGCGTCAGCAGGCATGACTGCCGGGATGATCAGCAGCGAGACGGCCAGCGCCACAGCGACCAAGCCCATGTGCGTGCTGCGCTCTTGCAGCCGGGCGCGAATCCAATTGATCATTCCACCACCTCCAGATCGCGGTCACCGCTGCGCCACATCATTTCGCGGATAGCGCGCGGCAGGATGATGCAGCCCTTGCTGGCCGTCCCAGGCGCGCGAATGCTGTCCCCGTGGATTCGAAACGCGCCCCGCCCAGTGGCATCATGCGTGTCGTCAGGCGTTGCATCAGCCGCGTGCAGCGTGATCGTGAACGGCCCGACGTTCTTGCTGTCATAGCGGTTGACCAGCTTCCACCGCCCGCGCGGGATCGGCCCGACGCCCTGCACCCCTTGCATCGCCGGGTTATTCACGCCGCGCCCTTTGCCGGAGTAGCCACGCGAGACAAGCTGGCCATCGCGGGAAAGCGTCCCTGCGCTTTGATCCCAGACCCACATCAGATCGCCTCCAGTTGATTGCCCAGTGCCACAGCGGATCGACCATTGCCGGCCTCCACAGCCCGCCTGATGGCGTCCTGAAACTCTTGCTGGCGGCGCTTGATGATGCCGGCAAATTGCCGCTCGACCTCCTGCATGGCGCGCGTCATGGCTGCATCGCGGGCGTCGTAGGCTTCGTGTAGCGCGTCCAAAGTGTCGAGCGTGGTCACGCGGCGGCCTTTCGGCGCTTCCATTTCAGGAACTCCGCACCCTCAAACGGATCCAGGAAGCACTGCACCGCGTTGGGTTTGTCTGCCGCTGGGTCAATCACTGCCAGAACAGACGCGCCGTGCTGATGTTCGCCAAAGCCATGCAACTCGGCATAGTGATCCAGGAACTTGTAGCCGCGCGCCCGTGCCAGCCAGTAACAGAAGCCCCGGTGCGGGTTCTCGCCCTGCCGCAGCCCGGTGTCATGGTGGTGGCCGGCAACGTAGAGGTGCGCCCAATCCTGCATCTGCGCGGCGCGTTCCAGCCCGTGCATGTTGTTCCAGATCGAGTTGCCCTTGAAGTTGTGGGCTGCCCACAGCCGCAACTGGTGGCCGTTTGGCGATCGCAGCACCACCTTGGCCTGCCAGTCCTCCATGGCAACGAAGTGCGGGCGATGTGCCTCAAACCAGCCAGCGCCCACCGGCCCGTCCCACAGATCATGATTGCCGTGCAGCCAGAGAAACCAAGGCACACCGCTTTCCGAAAGCAACCACTTGGCCATGGCGCGGGCGGTGCCGCTCGACGTGTCCTGCTCGGCCCACAGGCGCGCGAGGCGACCCGTCCAGTTGTTGGTGCTGTCACCGATATTGATGGCGTAAACCGCCTCTGTCGTGGCGGCCAGTTTGCAATGCGACTGCAACAACGGCCAGTTGCAGCCGTTGTCGTCAACATGCGGATCGCCAAAGAAAATTAGCCCGTAAGGCCCGGCGATCGGTATGGTGAACTCCCGCCACCGCCTGGCCTTGTGATGCTCCAGGCGCTGCGTGAACCGCTTGGCCTGCATTGCAATAATTTCAGTGATGGGCAGATCAGACGGGGGCAACGGCGATGCGTGCGGCACTTCTGGCGCTGCGGCCTGCTCAATGCGCGAGGCATGGCGCTTGCACGCCTCCTGCACGGCGCTGCGACTGATGCCCAAATGAGGGGCGGCCTTGTTCTGGCTGCCGTGTTCGATTGCGGCGGCGGCGATCATGGCGTCTTGCGCCGGATCAACCTCGCTGCCATTGCGGGGTAGGATGATGCTCACTTAGGCGCACCCCAAATAAACGCCGCAATTGCCGCAATGGCCGCCAGCATACCAACCAGCCATTTCAGCAAATTGCCGCCAATCTTGGCCGCCTGATAGACCTCGCTGACCGGCGTGATCTTGGCGTCAAGCGCGTCCAGGCGCTCTTCAAGACGCGCGATTGATACAGCCAGATCGGCATGGCTGGGCTGTGCAGTCATCGCGCAAGCTCCATCTCTTGGATTTCGTCCATCACATCCAGCAGACACCGGAACGTCTCGCGGGACGCGTTGGCCAGCACACCCTTCAGACGCAGCTGTTTCACGAATGCTTCGGCAGCCACGGGGTCGTGGAATCTGACATGCCGGTTGGGCAGAGTGCGGCCAGCTTGGGCAAACGATCGCTCCATCATCTGACCGCCACGACGGTGGGCGCCGATCAGAACGTAGGCCGCGCCGCAGACACGCTCGACATCAACCAGAGAGGCGGCAAAGTGATCTGCTGCCATCGTGGGGCGCGGGCGCAGCGGCAGCATGTCCATCAAGTCCAGTGTCAGTTCGCCAGACACCTGGACGTAGGTGGGGATCCACAGATCGATCTCGGAGTGGATGGTGTCGAGCGCACCCAGCCAGTCGCACCAGACCTGATCTGATACGGTGCCGGCAGACATCGACGCGCCGATCGGGTGCTGCTCACACGCATGATGCAGATCGCGGGTGGACTCATAGAGAGGCTGTTCACGGGCTGGCATCAGTTACCCCTGAGAGTGACAGCGGCTGACGCCAGAATACTGGCCGCACCCGCCCGCCTGATTTGCGCAGTGAAAGAAAACTCGTAGGTGTCCGGCCAGAATGAATTGGCCTCCCACGTGTGAACACTGGTGCCGTTCAGATCGACCCACGTATCAACTGCCGGACCTGAGAAATACGCCGGATTGCCTGATATGACAGCAAACGTCGTGATCCGAACTTGGAAGTTTTTAGCGCATGGGCTGCCAGCCGGCGTGATCCAGTTATTGGAGAACGCCGTGCCTAAAATGTTGGTGCCGACTTCAGTGCCGTCATACGATACCGAGTATGAGGTAAACAGCGGATCTCCAAATGAACTGCCCGTGCTGGTAGCCGTGCCGCCGGTCAAACTGACTGTCGATTGGATATCAACCCATTCAGACCCGTTCCAAACATGCGGACACGTCGGCACCCACGCCGAGCCGTTCCAGACACGCGCTGATTGCGTAGTGACCCACGCCGAGCCGCTCCAGACTTTCGTGGCACCCATTAGATTTGCAGCCAGACATCGCCGACGTTTAACGCGGCAGGGCCAGTCGGACCGGGAGCTACAAATACGCGCCCGCCATCGGTATAGCCCGCCGACACGTGACGTAGGATCGGTGCCGCTGCCGATGCTGCACTACCCGCCGGACCTGTCGGACCGGGGACAGTCGATGCAGCACCAGTAGGACCTGTCGGGCCAGGGACAGTCGATGCAGCACCAGCAGGACCTGTCGGGCCAGGGACGGTAGAGGCTGCACCCGCCGGGCCGGTTGGACCCGCACCTGCCGGGCCAGTAGGGCCAACTGCGGTCGAGGCTGCACCAGTGGGACCCGTTGGACCTGCACCTGCTGGACCCGTCGGACCAGCAACAGTCGAGGCTGCACCTGCTGGGCCGGTCGGTCCCGCACCAGCGGGACCTGTCGGACCAGTTGGACCGGATGAACCCGTAGGACCTGAAGCCTGTGGGCCGGTGGGGCCTGTCGGACCGCTGGCGGTGCTTGCCGCCCCCTGTGGACCAGTGGGACCGGTGGGGCCTGAACCACCAAGCCCCTGGGGGCCGCTTGGACCCGTAGGACCTGTAGCCCCTAGTCCACCTTGACCTTGAGGGCCTGTCGGACCAGTTGGGCCAACGGCTGTGCTTGCTGCGCCAGTGGAACCGGTCGGACCGGTAGGACCAGCGACCGTACTAGCAGCGCCAGTCGATCCAGTTGGGCCGGTAGCGCCCGTGGGGCCAACGGCTGTGCTTGCCGCGCCAGTGGAACCGGTCGGACCGGTAGGACCAGCGACCGTACTAGCAGCGCCAGTAGAGCCGGTAGGACCTACTGGGCCGACGATCTGTCCAACATTACCCCACGCCGTCCCATTCCAGACGTACAGGTCACCGTCATCTTGGACGATATAAGCATCGTTGACGGCGTTTCCGGTGAGCGGGAGATTGGCTACAGCGGCAACTGACCCCTTGAAGGTGATCGACACACCCTGTGCGCCAGTAGGACCAGTCGGGCCTGCGACTGTGCTTGCTGCGCCAGTGGAACCGGTCGGACCGGTAGGACCCGTTGGTCCGGCGACTGTACTGCCAGCGCCAGTGGGACCTGTCGGACCAGCGACCGTGCTTGCCGCGCCAGTCGGCCCCATCGGACCAACCACGCCGCCGTAGGGCAAGCTTACATATGCAGTGACGCCATCGCCGATCTTAAACTTGTCGGTGTCCGTCTCCAGCACAAGTTCACGGTCAGCGAGAACTGGGTTGAACAAGGTCCAGCGCGCCAGCGTATCGCCACGCAGCGCAAACCCGATGGTTGATGACGGGGTAATGGCCATATTCAGGACGCTTTCTTCATCAAATAGAACGCTAGGTTCTTCTTCAACCGCTGGTCATCAGGAGACAACGCGCAGGCCAGTTCGCCCTGCGTCACCGCACTCTCAAAATTTTCCAGATTCCATGCCCCGATCGCTGCAAGGTCATGCGGCTTTGCACCCCACACCAGCGGGTCCATTGTGTAGACCAGCGCCTTGTCCTTGATTTCCAGCGCCCGCGTCGCTGCATCGTAGCATGTCTGCCAGTCCTGCTTACGATAGGCCAAGTCGGCCATTTCCACCCACGGCTCACGGGTGTTGGGCGCCTCAACAGACGCTTTGCGAAACCAGCCCATTGCAGTCTCTGACTGGCCCAGCTTGTCGTAAGACTGCCCCAACAGCCGCATGGCATAAGAACGCTCGTTCGCCCACGTGGCGCCTGGCAGTGCAAGGTAGCTCTTCAAGGCAACGATCGCGTCCACCCACTGGCTGTAAAACGTCAGTTCGCGGGCGTAGTAGAAGGCGTTGCGCGGGCAGTGCGGATCTTCCTTTACGGACAGTTCCAGCAGCTCAAGATACTGTCCCCGGCTCTTGGTCGGATCGGGGTGATGGCTGACCAGCAGCATCTCGGTCTGCGCGTACACCTCGCAGATGCGGCCATCAGGGCGCGGGTATTCATGGACCGGATGGTGCCAGTGGTAGCCGTGCCGGTGGTGGATCTTTTCGTAGAAGAAGCTGATGCCGCTGCCCCAGTCGAACTTGTACCGCAGACGGGTAGTTTCGTCCTTCCAGACACGTTCGATCTCTTCACGCCAGCCAGGCTCCATCACCTCATCGAGATCCAGGCTGATGCACACGTCTATGTCACGCGGGATTAGGGCCAGCGCGGTGTCGCGCGCCTTGTCGAACCGCCACGGGGTGATGCAGATGTCGTGAACCACAGCCCCATGTTCACGCGCCAGATCGGCGGTGTTGTCCGTGCTGCCGGTGTCGGCAATCAGGATGAGGTCGGCGTCCTTAGCCGACGTGCAGAACCTTTCGACGAACTGTTCCTCATTCTTGCTGATTGCGTAGACTGCGATTTTCATAGTGTTCTCCGTAACCCGGCGTTACGAGGTCCGCGACGGATCCGCAGGCCACTCAACGGCGAACGGGAACCCAATCTGTTCGGGGAGATTACGCAGCGCATCGCGGTATGCCGCGTAAAGCGGGGGGACCGGTTCGCCGCGTTCTACGGCCTTGGCGACGACCCAGTCGCACCGCGCCAAAGCGGTATCTCGCGCATCACGCATGTTGAACGCAGCAAGATCACGAGGCAACTCCACGGCGTTATACGTGATGGTGACACTGCCATCGCCATTGTCTGTATGAACTGGCTCAAACCTATGGGTCCGGCTGCTTTTTGTCGGTGTCCAGTCCAAAATGGCGCGGACAGCACCACACGCAGATAGCTGTTCCGGGGTTGGTTCATTGCCAATCTCAAGTTCTGGGTGCGAAGTTCGCATTTCCTCAATCGTATAAGGAAACTTAACTATAACACCATCTGCAATTTTTGCGTACATTGGTCTTTACCCTGCCGCGATGAATGAGTTATCAAGCAACGTTTGCAGCGCCGTATTAAACACAGACAACTGCATATAAAAACGACCGCTACTGCTGTTTGATGTGAAGAATGCGCTATAATCAGACCCTGAACTATAGGTGAGAAAAGTTCCGTTGATCTGAAACTGAATGACTGACGCGGTTATACCGCCTGTGGGAGTGTTTACTCCGCTGCCGAAGTAAAAATCGTAGTTAGAGAAGCTTTTCTCTACAACAATACCGAGGCCATTAATGTAGGTGTTAGTCCAATTTAGACCTGAACCATAATCATAAACAGTTACCTGCGGATTGGTCGAGAAATAAGCACTTGAAGCGTCAAGCGGAGCTACAGACGGAGCAGTGAATGCTGCGGCGCTACCTGTGAAAAGTTCCTTCATAGGCGCACTGTAGATTAGAAGTCCATAGCACGATACGATGTCGTCCATGATGCTGAAGCTTGAGGGAAAGCTACTAAAATCAGACCCGCTTATATAGCTGAATGTTCCTCCGGCGCTGTCGGTTCCGGAGACTGAGTTGATCGACGGGCTAGAAAAGTAGTAACCTCCAACGGTGCTACTCCTGAAAAAGAACGCTCCGTAAGATGGCGATGTCCCGGTCGTCTGAACAAGGGGTCTAGCATACGAACTGCCGATTAGGCTGCTGATAGTACCTACTGAAGTGGATAAACTGAGGAACTGAATCCCCGGACCGCCAGCGGTCGCAATCGTAATGCTGCCGGAGCCGTTCGTAATGGCGATACCCGCCCCCGCCGTCAGAGTGTTGACGTTGTAGCTAAAACCGTTGCCAATCAAAATCTGACCGTTTGAAGGCGTTGTGTTGTTGCTCGTACCGCCGTAGTTGACCCCCAGAGTCCCTGAAAGAGAGACAGCCCCAGTCGTCGGGCTGGATGGGTTAAGGCCGGTAAAGCCCGCGCTGAACGAGGTGACGCCACCGCCACCACCAGCGGCAGGCTGCCACGATGCAGTGGAGCCGTTAGACGTGAGGACGTAGGTGTTCGTGCCAATTGCGAGGCGCGTGGCGCTGTTCGTGCCGTTGCCGAGGATCAGGTCACCCGTAGTCGTGATCGGCGACAGCGCGTTGAACGCCGCACCCTTCGTGGTCTGACCTGTGCCGCCACTTGCAATGGCGACAGTGCCTACTACGCCCGAAGGTCCAGTGGGGCCGGTAGGACCAGCGACCGTAGACGCAGCGCCAGTAGAACCGGTCGGACCAGTTGGGCCAGCGACCGTAGACGCAGCGCCAGTAGAACCGGTCGGACCAGTTGGGCCGGCAATTGTAGACGCGGATCCCTGGGCGCCTGTCGGACCGGTAGGACCGGCGACTGTAGAAGCGGATCCCTGGGCGCCTGTCGGACCGGTAGGACCGGCGACTGTAGAAGCGGCGCCCTGCGGACCGGTAGGACCGGCGACTGTAGAAGCGGCGCCCTGCGGACCGGTAGGGCCTGTGGGGCCAGAGACAGTGCTATCAGCCCCTTGCGGACCAGTAGGCCCAGTCGGACCGGTCAACCCTACTGGCCCCGTAGGGCCGGTGGGTCCAAAGTTACCAACGTCACCGGCTGGGCCGGTCGCGCCAGTTGGACCTGTTAGCCCATTATTACCCGTTGGACCGATAGCGCCGGTTGGACCCATAACGCCAGTGGGGCCGGTTGGACCAATAATCTGACCGACGTTGGCCCACGGCAGGGAACCAGTCCACACGTACAGATCGCCATCCGCCGTGACGATGTAGGCGTCGTTGACGGCGTTGCCAGTGGACGGGAGATTGCCGACAGTGGCGACAGTGCCTTTGAGATTGATAGACGCACCCTGCGGGCCAGTCGGACCAACGATGCCGCCATAGGGCAAGCTCAGATACGCCGTGACGCCATCACCGATCTTGAACTTGTCAGTGTCCGTCTCCAGCACCATCTCGCGGTCAGCGAGGACCGGGTTAAACGAAGTCCACCGAGCGAGGGTGTCGCCGCGTAAGGAAAGCTGGAAGATAGACGCGCTGATGGTCACGGTTGTGCGCTCCCAAGGTCGATAGATGCGCCGCCCGTGTAAACGGTTGCGGCGTTGCCGGCATCGATGAGGGTGGACAGCACTGGAGCCAGTGCCACCCATTGTGTGCCGGTGCTGTAGTGCATCAGGTTGTCTTCACCGGCCACAGCCGCGCCCTCGTATGCAGTGGCAGACAAGGCGATGGGCGTTGCATACCGCAACGACTGCCCGACCGTGCGCTCACGACCGGATGCGAACCTCACGCTGCTCATAGGACGGTGAACTCCTCACGCTGGTTCAGCACGTAGGACAGGCTGGCTACGGCGCCTTGAAAGTTCTCGCACTTCAGTTGCAGCCGTTCGCCACTGGGCATGTTCTGCTTACCCAGTTCGATCAGTGCAAAGTCGTTGGGCGGGATGTCCATCTTGTTCAGGATCAGCCATCCCGCGTTGCTTGCATCCAACACCTGCATGGAGAACTGGATCGTGGCGTTGCTGTTGTTGGCCACGATCAACGAGGTGAGCAGAGCCACCGCCTGCACCGTGCGCTGCGGGTTGGGGCCGTTCGCCGGGATCAGATAGTTCGGCACATCCAAGATGGTCGTGTAGAACGACGGCACCTGAATGCGGGCGACGTTGAACAGGTTGAGCGGCGGGCGCGGTGTGATGATCGTGGGCATGCTTTAACCTCCAAGAGCCTGAATGAGCGGCAGCGCGATGTTCTGCACACCACGGCTAAACGCCTGCCCCTCGACAGTGCCTCGCACAAAATCGACCTTGAGATCGTCGCCGAGATAGGTGTCGCCGCGCTCCGTCGAGAACGTGGCAAATATCTGGCCGCCATCGACCTTCAGATTGGCCTGCGTCGGATCAATCGCCACGCCAGTGCCGCGCTGGCCGAAGGGAAGCGAATTGTAGTTTACGCCGCTGCCAACATAGCTGAACTGCTGGCCAGTCGCCTCCAGCTGCGATGCAAAGCCGAGCGTGGGCGGCGTTGCGACGTTCGTGCTGATCAGGCTGAACAGGCTGTTCAGCATTGCGGTGGCACCAACGCTGGGCGAGATGTTCGTAATGATGCGGGCCAGCGTGTAACCGTAGCTGGCGAGGAACACCGGCAGCAGTTCGGCAGCGAAATAGTATCCCGCATTCCAGTCGAACAGGCCCTTGACGAAAAACTGCGCGCCGCGATCCTGTGCCGATCGCAGATCATCGCCGATCTCGCGCAGCAGCGTTGCCAGATCTCGGCGGGTCAGCGCCTCCTGTTCCGGCGTGAACGTGCTGACGACCGGCCAGTTGGCCACCAGATCGCCCCACACTTGGTTAATGATCGTGGTTGCCGCCGCAGCAATTGCCGCCGCCTCTACCGTGTAGACGCCGCGAGGCTGGCCAACCGGGTCGGGGATCCTGATGGCGTTGCGGAAGCCGGTCGAGACAAGCGCGTAATCGCCGAACGTGCTGTTGCTGTTGGCCACCGTGACCTGGCCACCATCGTGGCACCACAGGCCATAGCGGCTCCAGTTGGTGAACACCGACACCAGCTGCACGAAGGCGTTGCGGGTCATCAGGTAAGCGTAGCCGTTGGGGTTGATCGCAGTGAAGCTGTCCACGACCACCGACCGCAGCGGCGACGACGGCGCCAGCACAGAGCCATCAGCCAGCAAGTTGCCCATGCCCTTGGGCATCAGCGGGTTGCCTGCCTCACGGTCGATCGGCAGCGTCATCTGGTCGTAGGTGAAGTCGTTCAGGACGCTGCAGTCGCTGATATAGGGCGACCGGGTGATGTTTGCGCCGGGCTTGAAGACGAACGCGAACCCCTTGGTGGGCGGATAGTCATACTCTGTGATGACAACCGCCGCCTCGCCCAAACGGCGATACAGCACGCTTGCAACCACGAAGTAGCCGCGATCGGCCACGTCACACAGGCCAGCTTCGATCGTGCCGTAAACGGGCGCCGCATCATGCTGCATGCCGCTGAACGTGAAGCCGCGCACCTTGCAGCCGCTGGTCAGGCGGAACATATTGTTGACGCGCTGGCCGACCGGCAACGTCAGCTTGGTGACGCGCAGATCATAGCCATACAGCGCGCAGTTGGTGGGCATGTCGGTGTCGGGCTGCACCACGTACTCACCCGGCTGCACGATGACAGCGCACGGCATGCCAACAGCTGCAGCCTTGACCAGCGCCGCGTTGATCGTGCCAAGCGGACGCGACAGGCTGGTGCCGCTGTTCGTGTCCACACCGTCCATCGTGACGTAGAACGTGCGCGGGACAGCGTATGGCTCGATCGCACCGGTGCCGGGCGGCGTGTAATTGCTGGCGGCGAACACCGTGACGCCGCGTTCGTCGCGCACAGTGATGCTCACACCCGGCGCATTGGCGAACAGCTTGCCCGGCGTGCCGTTGCGGATGGCATAACCGCCCGACGTTGCCACCGGCTGCCGTGCCGGGATGGTCAGCGCCTCATCCCAGTAGACGACGATGGGATTGGCGACCGGATCGTAATTGGCCGCACCAACCCAGATGCGCCCGTTGTTGAGCGGTAGACCGTCCAGCCCAGTGAAGACCGGGAACGGACTTTCGACGAGGATGGCGGTCATAGGATGTTATCTCCGAGAAGCTGCTGCACCTCTTGCCTCGCGGGGTTTTCCCTGATGCTTTTCCTGACCGGCGCGACCACGTTGGTCATGACACCGGCAGGCAGCGGCAAACCGGCGAGGACGGTGTTGATGATCATGTCCAGCGCGTTCATCCAGGCGCTGCTTGTGTTGGATGTGTTCAAGCTGCCAGGCGGCGCCGTGAACACGTCTTGCGCCACATCCGACAGCGTCCGCAGCCCCTGCGCGATGCCTCCGTCGAAAATGACTTTGAGCTTGCCGGCCTCGTCCAGCTTGCTCACCGCACGCGCCAGACCAGCAGGCGACACCGTCACGTTGCCGGCTTCATCCTTCACGGCACTGGCAGGATAAGCCGCGCGCTGGATCCGTTCCATCACCGCGCCCTGCACTTCCTTCCACGCCTGCGGGTCGCCGCCCTCGCCTTGCAGCAGATCACGCATCCGGCGCAGGCCGTCAGCCGACGTGCTGGGCGACATCAGGCGCGCTGTGACGTTCTCAGCTGCCACCACGCGATCGATGCTGTTGCGCTTGGTGCCGAGCAGTTGCGCGATCAGCCCAACGTCCTTGAACTTCTCCTGATGATCTCGGAATGCTGCCCGGCTTGCGCGGTAAACGTCGCCGCCCGCATCATTCAGAACGCCGTCGATGGCGCCTTTCAGTTCGCCGCCAAAAAAGCCCTGCGTCGGGTCGGATTTGCTGGCACGGCCTACCTTCTTTCGGACGCCTTCCAGCGCGTTGATCGACACAAAGCCGGTTCCGTCAGGGTCGCTGATCTCCAACGCCTCGCGCGCAATCCGCATGACCTTTTCTTGCTGCTCGGTCGGCACCTTGGAGGCGATGTAATCCAACACCGGCTGGTAGGAGACAGGTTCGCGTAGCTCTCCAGCCTTCTCGGCCCGCTTATACAGCGCGCGATACTTGGCCTTGGATTGATCGGCCATCTTTTGCAGACCCGCCGTGATGCGGATCCCCTGCTCCTCTAAGTTGCCCAGCACCTCGGCGCCGGTGTCCTCAAGGAAGCTGTCGAAGTTCGACGCAATCTGGCGCTGCTGCTGCGCCATACGCTCACGGATCGGGCCGCCCACCTCGTTGCTCTTGGCAAGCTCACGGGCGCGCTGCATGTCTTCGAAACGCCGCGTCTTTTGAAAATTGGCTAGGTTCACCGGCACAGGCAGTTCCTGCGCGCGTGACACGCGGATCACGTCATCAGGCGTTGCAGCAGCGCCGCCGCTGGCACGACCACCAGATGGGCCGCCCATGCCGCCCATGGGGCCACCAGCAGGCGGTATGACATCAGGGCCGGGCGGCACGTCACCGCCGAACATGCGCCGCCCAGCCGCGCCGCCACCGGCACCGAGCGCCCCGCCACCAATGATGCCGCCAAGCCGGTTCTCGTTGGCCTCACCACCCCCGGCCAACATGCCCGCGATCGTATCGCCGGCTAGAGGTGAGATGCCTGCAAACCGCGTACCTTCAAGCATCGTGTTGACGCCGCGCGACACAGCGCCACCGGGCAAGATGCTGCCCGCCACTTCGCCGGCAAACGACGTGCTGGGGTTGCGTTCTTGCAGATACCGCTTGGCCATCTGCACCCGATCGGAATCCAGCCCAAGGATCGGGGCCAGTTCGTCAAGCATGCCGAACGTCATGGCGTTGGCGTTGGCAAGCATGCCGGCGCCGATCATCTCGCCGCCCGGTGTACTTACGAACTCACCCACGGCCTGTTCAGCCTGCGTAGGCATGCCTGTGGGGTTGACCGTGATTTTTACCGGCCTGCCCTCATTGGCACGCAGGAAAGCCGTCTCCTCCTTACCGAAGGAGCGGCCAAACTGTTCAGCCACACGCGCCACTTCGTCGAACCGGCCCGTTGCGTCCCATGCCTGCTGAATTGCCTGACCCGCCGCCTCGTCCTCAGGCGTCATGATCGGCTCACCGCCCTGGATGGCGCCCATGACAGCGCCTGACGCAGTGCCGGGCGCAGTGACGGCGCGGCCTTGCACCGGGTCAGGCATTATCGGCCTGCCGGCCTCGTCCAAGAAGCCAAGTTCGCGCAGGTTGCCATCGGCCCGCTCGGCCCCGTACTCGCCCGCCGTCGCACGGAACCCACGAATGGCAAGTTCACGCTGCTGACGCTTCTGTTCGATCTCTTTCAGCCCAGCGCCCGGCATGGGAAAGAAGATCCGCACCTGCTTTTCGAACTCAGCCGGGCTGATCGCCGCGCCGCTTTCCAGACGCAACGATGCCGCGACAAAGTTCTCGATCGCATCCAGCTGAGAGCGGCGATCGTCCGAAAGCCCGGCCCGCGATGCCAGTGGCAACTGCTGCTGCGCGATCAATTCAGCATAGCCCTGCGGCTCAAGCCCTAGCCGCGCCTGCTGCACATCAGAGGAACGCATGCGCTGGTAAAAGCCCAACGCTTTGGCCTGCGTTTCCGTCAACTCGCGGCGCTGGCGTTCCTTTTCGGCAGCGGCGCGCTCTTCGGCCTCCTTCTGCATCTGCAGCCGCGCTGCCTCAAAGCCAAGTCGCGCGATTTCTCCCGGCGACATCGGATCCTGCGGCGGGGTGAAGGTGACAGAGGGGCGCACCTCTTCAGGGCGCGCGACGACCTTTGCGCCCTGCATCCAAGGGGGCAAGTCAGCCATTATGGCTTCTCCACTACAGCGCCGTTGTAAACAAAGCGCGTACCGGACGGCAGCGCCTTATACTGCGCCTCCGACGTGACAATCGGCAACTTCGTCGGCGCAGGCCCGCTACCGCCATACTGGCGCTGATACGCAGACATGGGGCCGACGAACTGCTTGCCATCCGGCGTCTGCATCGTGACGATGGGATCGGCGCGGTTCTGCACATAGCGCCTGGAAAGATCGCGGCCTTCTTGGCTTGCAGGGTCAATACCCGACGCGGCCAAATCCTTCTGGAACCCGGTCAGACCCTGGTTGTTGAGCGCGTCACCGAACTTCTTGAACCGTTCAGGATCAGCACCGGCCAGAAACGCCGACGCCATCGTGTTAGCGGTGTTGGGGTCTTTCTCGGCAATGTCGGCCAGCTGCTGAAACTGCTGCGCCATGTCGGGCTTGTTGCCGGCCCTGAACGCCTCCGCAGCCGTGCGCCACGTCCGCACCGCGCCCGCAGTATCGCCGCCGGACAGCAGCGAGTAGCCGCCCAAGCCAGCCTCATAGACCGGCTTGCGGGTGATCTCGTCCATTGCCTTCCAAGTCGTTGTGGCTTGTTCAGCCAGCTGCGGGAACTTCTCGATCACCGCCACTTTCTCAAGCGGGGTCTTGGCGGTTGCGAACGCGGCCATCGCAGCCTGCAACGTCTGCTGCTTCTGCATGTCCAATTCGGCTTTTTGCATCGCCATGTTGTTGGCGCGGATCTGCTGACCCTGACCGTAAGCCTGCATGAAGGCTTCAAGCGGGTTCCCGACCGCGTTGGCGACGTTATAATTATATGGTGATACCATATATTATCACATTCCAAAATCGTTTTGAGTTCCCGGCGTGATGTAGGGTGGCGTTGTCACCGGAATCTTCTTACCGAAGCCGCTCATTGCCTGCTGCATCCCAAACGCGGAGTTGAGCGCGCCGGTGAAGCCGCCGATGCCCTGGTTGACTGAATTGGCCACGCCAAGCCGTGCGCCCGCCTGTGCCGCGCCTTGCTGGCCGAGCAGGTTGGCGATGTTGTTGCCGGTCTGCATGCCCGCCGTGCCGACACCCGCCGCGCTGTTCTGGCCCATCTGTGCGATGCCAGACAGCCGGCCATACTGCTGCTCAATGAACTGGTTCAGCAGCGCCGGGCGGAACTGGCCCAATGCGCCCTGCACATTGCCGCCGCGCAGACCACCGGTGGCTGATGCGTTCTGCAGTATCGCGTCCTCACCCTGCCGCGCCAGTGCCTGAAACATCGGGTTTTGTGATTGCTGATCTGCGAAAGCCTGCTGGCTGTCTGGCCCCAACAGACCCGCCGCACCCATGATCGCCTGCAGCGCGGGATCTCCGGCCTTCACGTAGGGCGACAGCAACTCACGCATCGCGTCGAACTGACGGCGCTGCTCTTCAACACCCAATTGCGCCGCACGTTCCTGCGCCCGCCCCGCCGATCGCGCCGCACCAGCGCCAATCGCAGATGACGCCACACCACCGAGAGCAGATGCGCCGAGTGCGATCGCGCCGAGTGTCGTAATGGCCATTACAGCGCCTTCCAGAAACTATGCTCAAGCGGGGCATACCCACGCCGCTCGTACATCTTGCCGACAGCCTCTGGGCGCAGCGCCTCCAGGCTCACCATCAGGAACGTGCGGGCGCCGCGCTTCTTCGCCTCGTCCTCAAGTGCAGCCAGTAGACGGGGGCCTACGCTGCCACGGCTGCTCGGCTGCACCCACCAGAAGGTTTCTTGCGCGACTTTGACTTCGCTGTTCCAGTACGCCGGGAACACCATCGCGCCGCCCATCGCCACCACTTCACCGCCGACCTCGCCAACCAACAGGATGGCGTCGTCGTTGCTGATCATCTTGTTCAGCGAGTGCGCGAAGCTGGCCGGGCAAAAAACCGCCAGCGCCTCCATGTCGGAAACCGAACAGAAGGCGCGGCCCAGCTCGACCATAGCAGGCACGTCAAGAGGCTTTGCGCGCCTGACCTTGGCCGTATGCGATATGTCACTAAGTGCTTGAGAAGCGCCTGACATGGTGTCTCCATGTTGTTGCCCACCGGGAGGCCGACGCTCGGTGGGGGTCACTATAACGATTATGGTTGCGCGCTGCAATACATAGCA